GCTCCAGAAGGTGTCTTGCCGTTCCACTTATAAAGAAAATCCCTAAACACATGATGGGATTCAGCCATAGTTTTTATAAGAGTATGGCGGGCAATAATATCGGAATCTCCATAATAAGGTTGAACGACATAATCATTAATAGCGAAGAACGATTTCTTATTGACACTACCATCTTTGCCACTTATATCAAAAGCAATGACGTTGGGATGAATTGTCAGCCTGTCATATAACCAACACCACTCAATCGAATGTACATTTATACCAACGGCAGAACCATTGGATATTCTATTGAGCATCTGGTCACGAATGAAATCCATATAATACATACGCCCAAGAATAGTTTGGTCAACGGGTGCGGCCGAGACTGCTCGAGTGGAGCCAGCTGATACTTTGGCTAATGATCTCAATTCATCTTTCAGAATATCCATGAAAATATAAAGAGGAGCAATACCTTGTTCAAGCAAAGCGATATCACTTTTAATCTTTAATCTGAGTAATTGAAAGTCTGGAGTATTGAGATCATACTCTTGGCCCTTGCCAAAGAGGGCCTGTTTACCCTTACAGTCGGGTGGATTTCTAAGCACATAAGGATAACCCATAGAAGTGGATCTTGGAATTGACTCACAATACCTAACCCCCGGAATTCCAAGAGTAGCTTGCTCTATAGTGAAAACACGAGGTTGTCTGTGCATATCCCTAAATTTCCCGTGTGTAAGATGAGCTAAATATTGACACGATATCCTAAGTAATTTGTCTGGAATATCAGGAAGATGGCGACCATATTTAGTAAGAGCGGTAATTTGAGGGTCAATAAGCTCATTGCCACAACTATAATATTTCAAGCGAGCAGGAGCCTTCTTTGCAGGACCCCAACTCGAATGAAGCTTAGAGGCAACAATTTGGGTATTCAACGCCCGACCAGCGGGAGTCACTCTACCAACATACTCAAAATCACCTATAAGTGGAAGATCATGTGCACCTTGAGGCTCTATCCTATTAAATGGCAATATCTCGAAATCTTCGCGAGTTATTATAGTTGCCATACCACCAACACCACCAACGATGCCAGCAGCATGAACACCAACTATTTTACCACGGGATGATGGCTCATTAAGGAAAACTAGACTACCACAATCACCCTTCATGGTTGGAATTTGATAATTAAGTGTACGAGGAAGTGTCCAAGAACAACCATTTTCTTCCACCTTAAGGGGACCACGCAAGTCGCATGACGCAAAAGAAGCCATCATACCATAGGAAGTTGGAACATAGAGGCCAATCTCATAAATTTCCTTAGACAAATCTGATTCATTCACAAACTTGTCTAATATATTCTTATGTTCAGGGGCATCAGTTAAATAAACAGCGGACACATCAATATTGCGATTTCTATTGAGTGAAATGACAGTAGTAAGAAATTGCTCAACAGTAAATTCCAACACCTTATTAGTACAAACTGATTCAAGAATGATGTTAAAATGGCCTAAAAGGGCTCGTTCCTTAAAATATGACCAAAAATGTTGAGGAAAAATCGCCCAGCGAGTTCTTATAAAGGTCAAACTACCAATATATGAAGATTGAGCACCACACTCCAGGAATATACTATACATATTGCTACGCACTATTGATTGTGCTAATTCATAGGAATTTGTATCAATTGCTGATTGGGCCTCCACTTTAAATGTGGATTGTTTTAGGCGACCTAATTTTGGTTTTCCAGCTGTACGACGTTGCTTCACTCTACCTGCCTCATCATATTTCTGGGGCTCGGCAACCTCGGTCCCAGATGGATTGGAAAGGTTTGAACCAACTGGAAGGTCAGTAACATTTGCCAATGAGTCCCACATGGGATGCCTAGTTGTGGCACCACAGTATATAATTCTATGGGTCTTCTCGATAAGGGGGATTAACCTCGAGTCCAATACCACTTTAGTTTCCAAACCTGAACGCTGATCAATAAGGATCGCACAACCAAGAGCAGTATTTTGAAAGTCGGGCTCTTCTGAACAAGGACCATACATGCTGTGCTGAGGACCGGCCACAATAGATTGTTTCTTTTGAGTGGTGCCAACAGGCATCTTCTTTTTTGATGTTCGTTTGCCAATTTGTGAAACAATAGAAAATAAAGCAAAACTACCAACCACTCCGACAGTAAGAGAAATGGCTGTCTGACGGACCACAGCTCTAAAATCTGCAGGGAAAACCATCCAACCACGCTTAACAAACCTACGAAGATGCGTGTACACATGAACAATCTCATCATGAACATTAGAACAAGTCTTAAGAATCTTTTCATTCACAAGATCTTTTTTACAATGCGAGACAAAGACACTAGTATTTATGTACATATATTGCTTTATCATAGCAGAGAATATATCGAATTCTTCTAAGGTATCAAAATACCGGTCAACAGTATCCATATTACGAGACAATTCAAAAAGATCAGGATTATACTTGCAGAGGTAAAACATGAGACGCCAAAGAGGAGGACGATACATAGTATCAGGAGGGAAGTGAGGTGCAAGTCTGCGATTATAACGAGTAAGCAAAGCATCATCAAGTAAATTAAACCGCACCAAAAACTTGTCCCTAAGTTCAAGATCGGGATCAACATCGTCTGATCTAATGACAACTTTTGAAGTTAAATTCGCAAACAGGCGCACATCAGGATCAACCTTAGTGAACTCTGTCTTACGTAGAACATTCAAGAACATCTGGGTTCTCATCAACTCGGTTTCACCGGGTTGATGTACGGTAACCTCAGGAATGAACTCAGTTGGACCTCGTAAATTGGGTGGACCATGAATTGGATCACGATCTTCATAACCCTCATCTCGGGCATTACCACGAAGGTTGTTATGCCTTCTGAATTGATCTACGTTAATTTGGACTCCGTCTCTCAAGTTATTCACAGCAGCCGCAGTAGCCATCGTTCCAGGAGCGGGCATGCGGCCATTCAAAACATTAAGTCCATCGACAAAATTAGGTGGTTCGTCTTGTTGTCTAGTACCCAAATCCTCCCCATCCATTTGCGCTTCAAATAAGGGAACAGAAGAGGCAACAGATTTAGCTTGTTCCACAGTATCTCTCACTTTCCTATTACCAATCTCTATATCAAGGTCTCGTTTAAGAAAGTCCATATAGAGACCAGCCCTACCCTCTAGTTTCTTATAACGTGACACAGTGTATTCTAAGAGGGTTTCATAAGAAAAACATTGTGAAGCATCCGGCACGAAGTCTTTGTCACAAATAAAAAAATCATAGATATTCTTGTTCATGACATCTCCTTGAGGGATTTTAGTAACATCTAATCGCCTTTGTTGTGGTTGAACATTCGGGTCAATACTAAATTGAGTACGTGGAAATACTTTAATAATCATGAAACGCCTTGTAAGCGCTTCTGGCTCATGGATTGAATTTGGCAACAAGCGATTCAAGTTAGTATTAGCAATTAAAACCTTAGAACGGAAAACTACATTGCCTTTCTGGCCAAGATCAGCCATATGAAGTGTATTCGGAAACATGTTTGAACAACGTATAATATCCATATATTCATTATCTGGTTGACCAATAACATCAATGGCCTGACCAAAATCATCAATCACACTAGCAAACTGTCCACGATAACCATCCCAATATTCATGCTCTGGTTGACGACAATATATAAAATCTTTCCAATATGATCTGAAATCGTCCAAAGTATTAGATGGAAGGATCCTAGCTAAAAGAGCATTGGTAAAAGGAATCAGCATTTCCGATTTACCTACCCCAGCAGCGCCAGAAAACAAGATTGTAAGAGGAGCCATACGGGGGCCAGCACCAATAACATTTGCAGATTCAAATTGCCTCATAAGTGGCTTAAGATTTTCCAGTTGTTTAAGTATGGTAGTTTTGACTGGAGAAAACTTTGGACATATCTTGTCTTGCATACGCACATGATCTAGACCAGTCATGTACAAATTCCACACCTGATCAGCATTAGGGATATCTATTTTGAGTTGATTATCAAAAGCAAGTTTTGTCATCTTAGAGACTCGCTCCGACCAACGCAAA